AGGTTATTTTTTTACCTGATTTTGTCTGTAAAATTTCATCATCAGAGCCGAACTTTGAAATATATTCCCCTGCATGCGCGCCATTTTGAATATCCATTCCAAACATATTGGGACAGCTTAAACCAGAACGAACACAGCAAGATTTCCATCTATCGAGAATAGAAAGCCATTCAAAACTTTGCTCCTTTTCAAGTCTGTTTTTTGAATCTCTTAAGGTGTGCGGTAATTCATTTTTAGAAAAAATAATAATATGAAAATGAGGGTGCCAACCATTAGAACCATGTCGTATTTCAAAAGAACGAATATGACCAATAATCCCATATTTAACTTTAAAGCGTTTAGCAGTTGCACCAGTCCAAAAAAGTTCAAGAGATTTGGAAATACAACTCTTTAAATCGTCTAAAGGATCACCTGAATTGTGCGGAGCAGTAAAAGTTAACAAGGAAATATTCAATTTTTCAGCCCTAGCAATATTAAAAGCCATACGCATTTCATTTGATTTTCTTTCAGAAATTTTTGCAGAGCAAACAGGGCAAGTTCTAGAATTAGCGCAATTCATCAAGCCAGAAAAAAAGGCTTTATTATTTGTTTTAGATTTAACAATCTGAGTACCAGAACCAGTTCTAAATATAGAGCATGAACAAGTTCTGTGATGAACTTCATACCCCTTTTTATTAACTGGAACATTATTTCCATGAAAACGAAAAAGAATATTTCTTGCAGCATCTTGCAATTTAAAACGAATATCACGCGCTTCATTTATAGCACTTTTCTGATCTAAAGAGCATTGACTAACAATTTCGCCAGTTTCTTTACAAACAAACTCTATTTTATTTAAATCAATAAAATCAGTGGATTGCGTAGGGGGGGTCGGTAACTCCGTAGCATTACCAAGGGACGCAGAAATCGCCGAGCCTCTCCCGCTTCGCGGGCTCCCTCTCAGCGTTTCTTCGTCCTTGTGTTGTAAACTGCTTTTTTCTTCTTTATACTTCATTTGTCTGCTCAGTATTGACGTGGTGGTTAGTACAAGGCTAAAAGACAAGGGTTAAATGTTTTGGAGAACGTTTAACCCATTTTTTTGCCTGAAAAATAATAATTTATTTTTAACTGATTTAATAGCCTACAAGTTAACTCAAGTTTCCTTTGCTCGTTTTAAGAGAAAAGACAAGTTTAGCAAGAGTAAGGAAGTTGCTTAAATACATCTTTATTGTTTTATTTAACTATATTAGTGAAATAAGTTCTTTCATCAGCCCTTGATTATGTCAAAAGCTGAAAAACTATAAACTCCCCATAAATCGCAAGCTAATATGCTAACCATAAAACAAAGAAGTTACCGCTTCGCTGCATTGCTACGCAATTTATAAAGAGCAAACTCATCTTGATTTCCGTTATTGCTTGCGCGTGCAATATCTTTCATTAAATCACATTCTGTACTCATCTTTTAATCCTTAATTGGGTGGTAGTAACATAAAAACAAGTTCAAGCGGATTAAAACAGTCGGATACGCCTATAAAACCTGTTTTAACGCGCTTAACTAAAGGTTATGTTACCTTTTCACAGTATTGTGATCCGTAACCATAACCACCTTTTTCTTTTAGCAATACGCTACCAAAACTATCGGTTAAAATCTCTTTAATAATGAACTCAGGATCGTGCTCGTATAAGTGATACGGCTTAACTTTATCTCCAACTCTGAATTTTTTGTCATAACTATATTCTGTTGATTCCATGTGAACCCCTTTAGTGTTAATGGCAACATAACAACTTGCCTAAAATGACACGTACAGTTTGTTCCAAACGTGTCCTTAGCATCTTGGCACTAGGTTAAACAAAAATTAAATTAGAAACAGAAGCTGATATGTCTAAAGATGGTCTAATATTTAAAGCAGAAAACAAAGCTTTCATAGACTTAAATGTTCTTAACTCGTTTTTTTGAGTTACCAAATTATAATCAATAAAACCATCTAATGAAGGACAAGAAACAAAATATTTATCATCATGGGTAGAATAGATAACTCGTAATTTTCTTTGATAATATTCTTGTGAAGATAAAATATCTAAAAGTTGATTTAATTGTACTCTTTCACGTGTGTAATTTGACATAAACAGATCCTTTATTAAGTTAATATAATAATTATACACATATTGATTTAAAAAGAAAGTTTTGATTTAACTTTATTGATTTAATTCAATTAGCCGCTAATTGTTGGTCAGAACCTAAAGTTACTGACTGAGTTGGAGCGTTACAGGTTAGATAATCAACATAATCATAAAACTTTATTTTTATAGAACATGAAGTTAAAACGGAAACATCGTAACCCGCCAACATTAAATCGCTATTTTTCATAGTAAAAACTTTTTGACCATTCTGGCTTGCTGCAATGTAGTAAACCGTGGGTTGACCTACAACGGTTTTAGAATAACCACTTATTGAAAGTTGCATTTTATAGTAAGGATGAAAAGAACCGCTTTTAGCGACCATTTGTTCATACTCTAATTCCCTTAATGTTTTTTGCTTTTGAGGTACTACTGGAGGAACTGACCGAGATGGAACAATATTATTATTTTGCATTTGCTCTTGTTCAGGTTCTCCAGTAGTAGGATATTCCATTTGTTCAATTGATGGTTTTTTAGGGTTAATTTCTTTTTCATCATTGCCTGATAATTTTGTACTGATAATAAAAAAACCAAATAAGAAAAAAACAACACTGGCTTTAATTGTCCAATGTTTATACCATTTTTCTATGTCGTTACTTGTCGCCTCATCTACTGCCGATTCACTTTTAGTATGAGACTGATAGAAAGCAAAATATTTTTTTTGATATATTCTTTCATGTGTAGCAACTACCGATTGATTAGAGCTAGTAGCACCATCATGAACTTTTAAAATGTATTTGTTGTCTTGCCCCATCATAGACTTTTTAATAGCTCTATAATGGTTAACAATCATATCTTTAATATCTCGATTTACTTTTCTAAAGTTTTGAGTAATCAACATAATGTCAAAACCATAATGCCTATGCATTGAAAAGAACTCTGTTAACTCTTTTTCTGTGCCTTGTGTCGGCATGGCCAGGTGACATTCGTCAATAAAAAAATATGTTTTTTGTCCTTTTTCGTTTTGCCATTCTTCATATTGTAAGAAGTGGTCTTTTTTTGAAAATGGCCTTTCACCACCGTAGTTATGAAATTGACCGTCTATCACTTCGATTAAATCACGACAGAACTCACCATAAACAGCGCAAAACCTATCAATATTTAACGGTAAATTAGTAACAACTTTCCTTTTGTCCTTAGTGACAACTGGAATAATATGACTAACAACAGCCTCATAACTTTTACCGCCCCCTGGCTTTCCTGAAATACCATGAATCATTTAAGAGCCCCAACGTACAAACGGAATCATTTGTAAGATAAACCTAATTGAAATACAGGTGATTATCATACCCATTGCTTGACTTAAACCTATCTGGCTTAAGGTTGAAATAGTCTCAGGTGGTAAGAAACTCATATATTGTGCAACGTCCAAACCTGACATCATAGCGCCAACACCATCAAGCATTAAAAGCGCGACATCCATTAAACTTTCCATAATCCATATGAAAAAATCTTTTAACATATCAAAAAGCGAAAGCATCAATTTCCACATAAAATCTATGAAATCATTCCAACGATTAGCAAACCAGTCCAACATAATTAACCCCCGAATAAAATCTTACGACAAAGAAACACAGCGGAAACAAGAATAAATATCCTAATTGCAGGAATAACACGAGGGTCAACATTAAAGTTATGACAACCAAAATTACCCATGCGGCCTAAGTTAAAACACATGTCATATGAAGCAGCAGAACCGCCAGAAAGTGACGGATTAAATTGGTCTATAAATGTGAAAAATTGCGTTGTCTTTACTTCTGCCATTTTTTCTTCCATGACACCCGCTAGACCGTCCTCGTATTCACTCTCCCAAAAACCAACTAAATCAGGCGTGGGTTCCTTTTTAATTTCAACGTTAGTTTCTGACATAGATTTTTTTATTTCGTCCAATTTAGATACAACAGGAGTTAAATCGACTGTTACAGAACCACCTCCAGAGCCTTGTTGGTTTCCATCGCCAGTATTTATTGGGTCGTCTTTTCCATCACCATCTGAATCTAAATCAGAATCATTGGGTATGCCGTCACCATCTTTGTCAGGGTCGTTATAATCTGGTAAGCCATCACTATCAATATCAGTGTCATAACACATAAATGAATCATTCACGTAACCACAACCAGATTGACAATTATTAACCGAACCACCACCATAATTTGAACCAGATTGAACACAAACATTTGCAGGGTCTTCGAGGCAAGCTAGTAAGCCACCATTATTAACACATTGATTAGTAGTTGGTGTTTGTCCTAAAGTGTCATTTCCAGTCACGTCAGGTTTAGGGTCTGCATAACAATTGCCCTCATCACCCATATAAACCATATTACCTCCACCAACATCAACAGCAGAAATTGAACATTGAGAACCGTCAGATTTTGTATAACAAGCGCTTTGCTCTGTTACTTGAAGATTAGGCGAATCATTGATATTACATGAATCAATCAAAGGTATATTATCGGGATTGGCGCAAGAATCTGGCTCAGAATCCTCATCTAAATAAATAGAGTATGTATAATCTAAATAATTTTGATTGGGGCATTGCTTAGTAGGTGGTAATTGATAAGATTCACCTAAGCTCAAATCCTTAGTTTCATATTGAGGGTCACCACCACAATTATAAACACACGCTTCATATGTTCCATTCAAATACCAAGAACTTGAATTTTTAACAACGCTTTCAGTATAGGAGGCATCTTCTTTGCCAAAACTAGCAGCTGCAGACGCTAAAGCATTACCACACGCGCCCAAAGTTTCAAAAGTACCCAAATCACCTGCATAAACACTTTTACAAGAATATAAAATCACTGTCTCTGGTGGTTTAGTGTCAGCATTAACCCAGATATTTGCTTGGGAAAAAAAAGGGGTTAACAATAAAGCCAACCCCAATATATTAATTTTCATTTTATCCAAACCCTTTGCAAACTTCCTTAGCGCACATTGAACCCAACATGACTAAGGAAATATGAAAAAGAGCGAGTAATATACCCGCCACTATTTACGCCTTGCTTACTGCGCGTTTAGCTAAAGTAATACCTTTATAAGCTAAAGCGATACCAACAATAAGAACACCCGCGCCACCAACAAAAGTAGCTACACCCGCTAAATCAACCGCTGCAAAAATATCAGTCATTTTTATATACCTTTTTTAAGTAAAATTGAGCAACATTGCTCGTTAATATTCAAGATACAGAGCCCCCGTATCTATGAATTTATTTAAGCTTTTCGTATCACCATACGCGCATTTTTAATCGCATACCCTAAAAACCAAAAGCCAATATATGTTCCAAAACCCCATGTAAAAGATTCAGCAATACTCATTGATGTTATCTCTATTGTTTGAGAATTTTGTTCTTCTAATAATACAAATCGTGCATATTCAGATGGGGTTAAAATAACTGAATAAGGACATTCCTTTGTGTTAATGGAAATATCGCTATAATAGGAGTCATAAGCTCGATATTGACCAGCAGGAGTTGAATAGAAATACTCTTGACATACCGCTGCTTTAGATAACGCTGAATAAAGAAAAAAACTTAACAAAATCGTTATTTTCAATAAAACGGCAATTACTGTTATTTGACCTTTTTGCTTTAGGTTTAAAATCACTTTTTTTTCCTGTTAATTGAAAACCAAACAGAATTAAGGATTTTATTTGCTTTATCTAATGCTGACATATTAGACCGCCTTTGATTGGCTAAAACCTGTTATTTTCATAACCATCATGCCCTTTTGAACTGAACTAGAAATATCAACTTCAACAACACCAGGTAACAAACCAGAAGCAGCAATTGCCTTCCCTAATTCATTGTTATTTTCTGTTGAAATCTGAACCTTTCCATGCTTTTGACCAGAAGCAAAGCTATTGCCATCAAGGATATTTTCAATTTCATCTTCTAGCACAATAGCGTTTGACCATAATTGATTGTTATCGTCAATTATTCCACCTGCTACTCGAACTATATAAATTTTATGTTTCATAACTTTACCTTTGTTAAAAAATAGTGATTCAGTGATTAAAAAAAAACCGTAAAAGCGATACTAATTTAAAGTGTGATCATGTGTCAATGTATTTTAGTTACAAATTGAATTATTATTAAAAGAACTGGCTAAAAGGAAGTGAGTGTTTAAATGAAAACTAAAAGTATTAGAGCAACAATCGAAGACGCGAGTTTAATAGAACAAGCGTCATGGGAGCTATCAGCAGAGATACAAAAGAGAGTGACTGTAAGTGATATTGTGCATGAGTTAACGGAGTGTTTAGAAAGTGCAAAAGAAAAAATTAAAAATAAAAATAATAGAACTAGCTAAAAAAGAGAAAATTTCATATAGGAGGCTGAAAAAGGAACTTTTAAAATAAAAAATAGGGGCGTAAGCCCCTTAATTATTTTAGGTTTAATGCAAAATCAATTAAATAAGGATTTTCAAAGGTAAATTGTGACAATTCCTTTTCTCTTTTAATGTTTTTATTAATGGTTTCAAAGATATCAACAGATTTTGTGGATAAGTATTTTTGATGTTCGGGTTTAACAACTGTACAAGAAATATCCTTTGATATTTTATTTGAAGTAGTAATAAAGTCAGTGGTATTAACATCATCGAAATCAACTAAATTATTTCTATCTTGAAAGTTATAATTAAAATCTTCAAAAGATTCAAATTCATTACCAACATAAAGCAATCTAGCGATAGCATCAGAGCCACCATTTTCAGCAAGTTGTAAAACTAAAGATCGTAAATTATTTTTAATAATATATTCCCATTCACCAGAAGTTAAATGACATAATAAATCTGCTTTGTCTTCTTCAATTCTAATTATTTCTTCGTCTGACATTTGCGCCCCTAAATCAAAATAATTTCTTAAACCCCTAGACCATCTAATCAGATTTACGCCTTGCATTGCACGTGCATAAAAAAGAAATAATCTTTTATTTTCTTGTTGAATTTCTTTTGTTTCACCATCAACACTAAGTGCTAATAAATCCCAAGGACTGGAGGAACCTTTGCGACCTGTTTTGACATTACCCTTTGTCATTTCGTCCGCCATATCCCAGGTTATTTTTTTACCTGATTTTGTCTGTAAAATTTCATCATCAGAGCCGAACTTTGAAATATATTCCCCTGCATGCGCGCCATTTTGAATATCCATTCCAAACATATTGGGACAGCTTAAACCAGA